AAAGAATAGACGACTTAAGAAACGAATTGAAAAAATATGCTTTATGGAACGAGTTTGATGTCAAAAGAAACTTTGATAGTTACATTTCTCGTAAGTTGTCTAAATTAGAAAAAAAATATCCTTTATAATATGGCAATCAAAAGTGAAAAAATCATCGGTAAACAAATCATCAATGAGATTGAATCTTCTAACCTAACAAAGACTGTCTATAACATGGACAAGAAGACACTGGTGGCAACATTCAAAAACGGAGCTGAATACGAATACGAAGAAGTCCCACACAAAGTGTATACTAAATTCAGAATGGCAGAATCTCAGGGTAAATTCTTCAATGTTGAGATTTCTAAGAACTACAAGTATAAAAAAGTTATAAAGTAAACTCCATATATTTATATGTTATGGGGCAAAATGACAGAATCATATCAAGTTTTTATATCCAAGACGAATTAAATCCTGAAATATGGAATGAGTCTGAAGATGGTTCGTATACAATGAAAGAGGAAGTCCGTAATTCATTGTTGGCGATTGCTAACGAATTTGTGGATTTCTTGGGTATTGAAATTTTTGTTTCTGATATTACAATGACAGGTTCATTGGCAAATTACAACTGGTCAGAATTCTCTGACATTGACCTACACATCATGTATGACTTCACCGAAGCGGGTGAACAAAAAGAACTCTACAAAGAATTATTCAAACTAAAGAAAACACTATTCAACTCCACTCACGATATTAGAGTAAAAGGGTATGAGGTAGAATTATATGTTCAGGACTCCTCAGAACCACACTTTTCTACTGGTGTGTTCTCTGTGATGTTTGACGAATGGATTAACGAACTCACTAAAGAAAGTGTCAAGATTGACGATAAGAAGTTAGAGGAGAAAGCCCAACAATGGATGGATATCATTGATACTGTTATTGATAATGTTTCGGATGAAGACCTTGACGTAGCCTTAGAAACCATAGACAAAGTAAAAGACAAACTTAAAAAATATAGAAGTTGTGGTCTTGAAAGAGAAGGTGAATATTCCTATGAAAACTTAGTGTTTAAGTTTTTAAGAAGAAACGAATATATCCAAAAGTTGTTTGATTTTACCAATGAGTTGGTAGATAAGAGATTGTCTTTGGAACAAGAAATTAACTTATAATTATATCTAAATAAGGGAAAAAATGACAAATCCTTTGTTTGGGTATATTTATATATAAAAATGTATTATGGGACAAGGATGTGACCCGGCAACGGAATATAAGGCTTTCTCAGGTTCAACTGAAACTGTACATGCAGTTTACACTAAATCTGATGGGACTGAAGTGGTACAGTGTAGTACCGTAAAACTTGGTGGAAACGGAGTTTATAATTAATTTGAAAAAAAACAAAATAGTAATAAAATGGGAGACTTAAAACCTATCGGAAGCGAGAAATTACAAGGTGAGGATAAATTAAAAAGAATCATGGAAATTGCTCGCTACAACGAAGTTGAACGTACAACTTCAAATGTAAATGAAACTGTTGATTATACGAGACAGTTGGCAGATGGTAAATATTATAGTATCATTCACGAAAAGAATGGATATATCATTAAAGCGGGATTGAACGAGTCAGAGATGGACTACGTAGAACGCACAGAGAACAGAAGATATCATACTTCTTATTCTAAGGCACTTAAGAAATTAAATCTATTGGCTAAAGAATTAAACACGCTACACGAAAATGAAGAAGGTTTGGAATTGTTCGGTGAACAAGAGAAAAAGTTCGTTTTGAAAACTCCAAAACCTGAAGTTGAAGAACCGGCAGTAGAACCTGAAATGGATTTGGACTTAGATTTAGGTTCAGACATGGGTTCAGAAGATGGTGGTGAAGAACTTGACTTAGACATGGACTTAGGTATGGACGATGAAGGTGGTGAAGAAGAAGTTGATATGGATATGGAATTGGATTCAGAAGCTCCCGCTGATGACGAAGAAGTTTCAATCAAAACTATTCAAAAACTAACAGGTAAATTAGGTCAAAAATTAAGAACTATTGACTCTCAAGACGGATTATCTTCAGAAGATATCAAATACGTTTTGAACTCAATCATATCAGCAGTAAACTTAGATAACTTAACTGAAGAAGATAAGGAAGACATCTTAGCTAACTTTGAAGAAGATGAAGTTGATTACGGTGTAGATGACGAAGCAGAATTAGACGTAGACGCTGGTGATGAGTTGGATTTGGATATGGACTTAGATATGGACGTTGAAGAACCAATGGAAGAATCGGCAGAAGTTGGTGAGAAAGTAATGGACGAAATCTTCGGTGAATCAAAAATTGATAAGGTATTATCTAAATACTTTGTTGTTAGTGACGAAGAAAAGACATTGACAGAATCAAAAAACATCAAAAAATTCTTAGTTGAAAAAATTCAAAAAGTAACAATCAGAAAAGAAATGAAGTCTATGTGTGAAACAGTAGAACAAGAATTGACAGCTGATTTCTTATTGAAAGAAAACGAATCAATTAAGTTTTTAGGAAAAACAAATAAGGGCAATTTAGTATTTGAAAACGAGGGACAACAAATAAAAGTGTCTCAAAATGGTGAATTGTTGTGAATTTAGTATACGTTAACGAACTCGGTCCCAACTATAAAGGGGATAACATTTACGAGTTTATTTTTAGTGACGTTGACGATGTATGGGGTGAAGATTGGGATAAAGAACCAGCCGGTGGTAACCCAACTCCACCCCTTATACATTTTATAAAGAAGGTAGGAGTTTTAAGAAACTCAGGTATTGAACTAAACCTTATTCAAAACTCTGACTTCTTTTCTGTCTACGATGCGGTGGAAGGTGTAATTGCTTTAGCATGGGAAGACAGTGAAAGTGAAGCCGTTGTAAATGACAAACACACCAGATTGGTTTTCCGTTATGGTGATACAGTCAAAGAAGTGGAAGATAAAATTTACGAAAGAGATATCGTATTAACTTACGAAAAAAATATTGCAAGTCATGGATAATAAGAAAGTTGCAAGTTTATTGAACAAAGGAATGAAGTTTGACTCATTAAAGATGTTAAACGAAACTCAGATTGATACATTATATAACGCTATTATAGTAGAACAAGACGCTGGTGATGCCGCTGATGAAGTGAAATCAAAAGTTCAAGACGCCATTAATATGACCGACCAATTAAGAAAAGCTTTGGTAGGTGAGGAAGATTTGGAAGAAAACGAAGATGGATTAGAAGATTTATCTCGTCAAGATTATACAGGTCAAGAAGGTCCTCATGATGAAACAGACATGGCACCTGATGGAATGGACGACGATTCAGATAACAATCGTTCTGAGATGGGTGAAGAAGAAATTAAGGAGAAATTCCGTTCTAAAGCTCAACAGGGATATTTCTTTGCAAAATGTGAAGAAGAGGGTCCTAAATCAAAATGGTGTAAGATGGCTGATGAATTTGCTGATGACACTGAAGATTTCTCTAAATTACCTGAAAAAGTTGAAACCAATGAAGGTACTAAATGTTGGAAAGGTTATGAAAAAAAAGGGATGAAAACTATGTTTGGTAAGAGAGTCCCTAATTGTGTAAAGAAAGAAAGTAAGGAAGAAACAATTAGACAAATTGAAGAATCTTTGGTATCTTTGGTGAAGAAATACGTTTCTGAGACAATGACAAAGAAAGACTTAATGAATTTATTGGAACAACCTGGGACTAAGGAAGCACCTGTGAAAACACCTACAAGGACAAAACCTGAAAGGAAGACACCTTATCAGCCGAAACATAAACCGGCTCCAAAGGCAGCAGATACCGAAGTTGCACCATCAAGAGTAAAACCTGGCACAAAAGAAAAACCAGGTAGAAAGACTCCATACCAACCAAAACACAAACCGGCACCAAAAGCAGGAAAGAAAGGATTACCTGAGTTTTTGAAGTTTAATACGTTAAATATACAGTTTAGAGATGAGCAAGAAGATTAATGAGGCACCGATAGATTATGGTGATAGACCAGAAAGAATGGCACCTGATATTCAGGCGAAGATTCAAGGTCGTGAAACACCCCTTTCAGATAACCCAGCATTAGACATTGATTTAGATGGTGATGGTGTGGTATCTTCGTTTGAAGAATTATTGGCTTCAAAAAGATTTGCCGATGTTGTTGATAAGGTAAAACAATATACAGGTCTTACTGACATCTCAGGTCAAAACGCACTGATGCAACTACAGATGATGTTGGCGCAGGCGGTTCAACAGGTAAAATCAATTGAGAACGAAAATGAGGAGTACCTTGAGAATCTTGCTGTTGATTTGGTAAAGAAAGAAATGGCTCTTCCTGATGAAGCGTTCCAATTTGACGTAGAATTACTTTCAGGTATGGGACAGATTGACACTTCAAAGATGAGAGGTCAGTCTGACGAAGAACCTGATGAGGAAGAAATTATGAAAGCCTTCGGTAAAGATTCCGAAGAGATGGAGGACGATATTGAAGCATTTATGGATGCTATGGATAAGTTTGACATGGAGAAAGCAAAAAGACGTTTTATTAACTCTCTTATCCAAGGAGCGTCAAAGAAAGGTCACTATATGTTTAACTTGGTTCGTGATGAATTGGACCGTTTGGACCCACAACTTCTTAACCTTTACGGAGTATTAATGTCTATTGCGGATTTGATGTATTGGGTTATTCCTGACCAAATGACACAAATGATGGCAGGTGCGGGCGAAGGTGTTCAGGGTTCTGAAGAGGTTGATGAGACTACGGACCCACCAACAATCAAGGCAAAAGGATTATTCTTCCCTGTATTAATTCACGAATTGGTTAAAGGGGTATATGAAGTATTAGGTACTCAGGGGTTACCTGATGACCCTAAAGCCGCTGAGATGGTTATGGGTTCTCAAGATACACTTCCTTATGAGATTTGGGATTTACGTTTAGGTCCTGTTATTTGGGAGAAATTTACTGAGGCGTATCCTGAAGACCTTTATGAGGATGATATGAGAGAAATTCAGAATTACTTATTCTCACGTTTCTCAGCATTATCTACTGAGGAGTTCTTTGAGGTTGCAAGAGAAATTTTAGGTGACTCAACTAAAGGTAAAAAGATTATTCAAAGAATGGTTGATGAAATCATGGAGGAGTTACGTCAGTATGATTTAGAAGATGCTTTAGGTGGTTCTGATGAAGAGGATGAAGATGATGATGAATTCAGAGATTTCTTAGGTGGACTCGGAATTGATTTATCATAAAAAACAACTAACTTATGATTTATGGGTTTGACAAGAGAACAGGTACTGGTGGAATACGCAAAGATTGTGAAAGACACTTCCTATGCACTCAAGACTTACCTACAAACATACGACAACACACAATCACGTTACGTCCCCTTAGAACTGTTTCCCGACCAAGACACGTTAATATCGGATTACGATAACTACGAAGAAAACATTGCTATTAAGTATCGTCAGGCCGGTGTATCCACAGTAACGGCTGCATGGTCATCAAAGAAGTTGGTCACGGCTCAGAAAAGCAAACCTGAAAAGATTCTAATCATTGCAAACAAATTGGATACCTCTATGGAGTTTGCAAATAAAATTAGGTCTTTTATAGACCAATGGCCTGATTGGTTGGGAATTAATTTCTCCGCTGACAAAAATTCACAAAAACACTTCAAATTAACTAATGGATGTGAGGTAAAAGCCGTTGCCACATCAAAGGATGCCTTGCGTGGTTATACTCCAACAATTCTTATTTTTGATGAAGCGGCGTTTATTGATGCTGATGATGACTTCTGGTCTGCGTGTATGGCGTCGTTATCTACGGGTGGTAAGGTAATTGTTATATCCACACCTAATGGGTTTGACCCGATATATTACTCTATATACGACCAAGCTTTGAGAGGTATGAATGACTTCAAGATTACCGACATGTATTGGTATCGTGACCCACGTTACGCCAAGTATCTTAAGTTAATTAAATGTTCAGACATTATTCATTATATGTTGAATAGAGAGGAGTACAATGATGATGAGATTATTATAGATTACTCACAAATTGACCCAAGGAAAAGAGACTTTGAGGAAATTACCAGTAAGTTTGAAGAGGGATACAAACCCTATTCGGATTGGTTTGAGGCGATGGCCAAAAAGTTGAAGTTTGACAGACGTAAGATTGCTCAGGAATTGGAGTGTAATTTCTTGGGTTCGGGGGATAATGTTATCCCTAATGACACCATTGAAAGAATGAAAGATAAATACATTCGTGAACCTGAGAATAAGTTTATGGGTGGTTCATTATGGCAATGGAAGGAGCCTATACCTGGTCATAAATACATTATGGGAATTGATGTTTCTCGTGGTGATAGTGAGGATTTTACTACCTTCTGTATTATAGACTTTGACGAGAGAGAACAGGTATTGGAATATTTGGGTAAGATACCACCTGATGTTGCCGCTGAGGTAGCCTTCAAATGGGGAACGATGTATTCTGCCTTCATCGTGATTGATATCACGGGTGGTATGGGTGTTTCTACCGCCAGAAAACTACAGGAGTTGGGTTACCAAAATTTATATATTGAAGGTGTTAACGCCGCTGATAAGTGGAAATACAATCCAAAAGCCTTGGAGAAGATACCTGGTTTGAACTTTAATAGTAAAAGGGTTCAGATTGTTGCTGCTTTTGAAGAGGCGTTAAGACACAACTATCAGGTCCGTTCAACCAGGTTATTGAATGAGTTGAATACTTTCGTTTATGTGAACGGAAGACCTGACCACCAAAAGGGACAACACGATGACCTTATTATGGCGATGGCTATGGCGATATATGTTGGGGAAAATTCATTCTCTTCATTGGAAAAGGTTACAGAACAAACAAAGGCGATGGTGGACAGTTGGATGGTTCAGGAAAGTCCTGTTAAAAACCCTGTCAACGATTACAACCCTTCGTTGAGTGCAATGCCGAGAGACCCTTACGGAAGACCACACCACGGTGGGGCTTCAAAAAGTGACTATGAAAACTATTTATGGTTATTCGGAGGTAGAAGATAAAATATTTAATTATTGTAGGGAATTACTACTATTTATATAAAAACAAAAAATGGCTGAGAATAACTATACTGTATGGCAGAGATTAACCAAAGTTTTTGGTCCCGATTCTACATTGGACCAACAGCCTCCTGTATACAAATTTGATAAGAAAGAATTATTAAAGACACCCGATAAGAAAGAATACGAAAGAGAGAAACTTCAAGCTCAACAAACTTTGTATTTGGGTCAACAATGGCAGAAGGTTGAAAACAACCTTTATACTCAAGCCGTATATTACGAGCCAACAAGATTAGCTGCGTTCTACGATTACGAGAGTATGGAATATACTCCTGAGATTTCAGCAGCACTTGACATCTATGCTGAAGAATCTACAACAGCAAACGAAGACGGATACATCCTTCAGGTGTATTCAGAAAGTAAGAGAATTAAATCAGTATTGACTGACCTATTCAACAACAGATTGGATATTGATACCAACTTACCGATGTGGACAAGAAACACTGCTAAGTATGGTGACAACTTCGTATACTTGAAGTTGGACCCTGAGAAAGGTATCATGGGTGGTCAACAATTACCAAACATTGAGATTGAAAGATTGGAGAGAGGTATGAAGTCTGCTCCGAGTCAATACGGTGTTCAACAACCAAGTGGTGAGAGTAATGAAGACGCCCTTAAGTTCAAATGGAAAGTTAAGGATATGGAGTTTAATACATGGGAAATCGCTCACTTCAGATTATTAGGTGACGACCGTAAACTTCCTTATGGTACTTCTATGTTGGAGAAAGCCAGAAGAATTTGGAAACAACTTATCTTGTCAGAAGACGCAATGTTAATCTATAGAACATCAAGAGCACCTGAAAGAAGGGTATTCAAAGTATTCGTCGGAAACATGGACGACAAAGATGTTGAACCGTATGTACAACGAGTCGCCAACAAGTTCAAACGTGACCAGGTCGCTGACCCAGCAACGGGTAATGTTGACCTACGTATGAACCAAATGGCAGTAGACCAAGATTACTTTATTCCTGTTCGTGACCCTAATGCTCCGAACCCTATTGACACTTTACCAGGTGCACAGAACCTGTCAGAGATTGCGGATATTGAATACATCCAAAAGAAACTATTGACGGCTCTTCGTGTTCCTA